TGGCCCACTCCGGCTGCAGCGTGGCGGCAGGCTTGCGCACCTGGGGCACGCTGGCACCGCCCATGCGCACATCCACCGCAGGCACGCCGCGGCGGTCCGTGTCCTGGCAGCCCTCGCGCACCTGCCATCCGGTCAAGGCGCCCTGCCCCCGCAGGCGCTGGGCAATCAAGGTTTCAAGGGCCAGCATCGGCACCCTCCGTGAACACAATGGGGAAAGTGGCCCAACCACCAGCATCCGGCACCACAGGCCCGGTGATGCGGCAAGGCTGGCCGTTGATGTGCAAGGCCTTGCTGCCCTCTGCGATGCCAGGGGTATTGACCACGCACAGGGAAACGGTCTTGCGCACCGCCGTCACCGAGCCGTCCATGAAGCCGTCCTCAAGCTCTTGGTCCAGCAGCACCCCAAACGGGTCGCCGTCATTCCAAGCGCCCACGGCGTTCGCAAGCACCCGCTCCACAGAGCGATGCATACGCTGCACACGATGAGCAAAAGAGGACATGGAGGGCTCCACCATCAGGACGTAACGGTGCCTGGGCAGCCGGTGAACTTGACGTCCACCAGCGTGTCCGCAGAAGCCGCAGCGCTGAAGCACACTGCCGCCGCACCGCTGACATCGCCAGCAGCCAGACTGCCGCCTGTGGTAAACGCCTTGGTGGCAGCCTTGAAAACCACAGGCGCACCCTGGCCAATGGCGGCACCTGCCACCTTGGGCACAGAGAACACCCCGTCCACGGCCACCGAGCCGGTCGCACCAACAGGGATATCCACCAGGGCAACCCCCAACAGGGCGCCCACCACCACCACCGAACCGCTGGTAATTGCTGCGGCTGTGGTGTTCACATAGTCCAGCACCTTGCCGGGCTGCACATGGTTATTTGCCATCTTGCTTCTCCTTGGAAAGCGTTACGTACAGTCCAGCGTGTCAGGCGCCAGCGTTGGTGCAGGCACCGCGCCAGTCGTGACCACCGACGCCATAGTCCAGGCGAACCTTGAAGCGGGCGCCATCGGTGTCGAAGGCGTCTTCCTGCTCCATGTAAGGCGAGTCGACACCGTCCAGGAATGCCACTTCAATGGCCGCTGCCTCGTTCACATCGGAGAAGGCGTAGTGGCGTGTGCCAGTCAGGCGCGGGCTACCCACGATGTCGCGGAACATGCCCAAGCTGACGTTGGGCGTGAACGCGTTCTTCGTTGTGCTGGGCTCGTACTGGGCTTCGTTGATCAGCTTGGCCGACGCCTCCAGCCCCACAGGGCCCAGCCAGACGGCAGGACGCAGATCCAGGAAGTCGTTGCCCGAAACGTCCTTTTGCTTGGACATGGCCACGCGGAACGCCTGGAACGCTGCGGTGGATGGCGCGGCCGCATCCGTGATGATGTTTCCGTGGTCTGCATGGAACAGGGTCTTGCCATCTTCCAGAACAGGGCCCAGGCCACCATTCAAGGCCAGCAGCGCATACACATCAGCTTCCACGGTACGGGCAGCGGAACGACCCATGGCAGATGCCTGGTCGGTGAACGCACCCAGGTCATCGTTGATGATCATTTCGCGCGACAGGTTGATGATGTAACCCTTGGTCGCAGCGGAGATGCTGGTCTTTTCGCCGTCAGGAATGGCAACACTCTGGTACTCGCCCGTCTCCTTTTTCGGCAGCAAGTTGCCCAGGGAGCCCACGCGCAGGCGATGGTGGGCGCGGAAGTCCGACACCTGACCACGCTTGCAAAAGCGCTGCCAAGTCAGCGCCTGGGTGGCGTAGGCGCTTTGCAGGATGCGGTGCATGGCATCGGTCAGCAGCACGGGGAAGTCGCTGGTGGACTGGGTGAAAGCAGCCGCCACCAGTTCGCGCTTGTCCATGCCACCAGTCGAAACACCCACACGCTCCAGCGAGGCACGGGCAACTTCCAGCAGCGACATGCCACGGTAGGGATTCGCACCCTGGGCTGCCACCTGCTCCTTGGTGCCAAAGCCTGCGCGCACGACCAACGCCGTAGAGGCAGCCACACGGCGCTTGTCGGTCTCGTCTTCGACGGTGGAAATACCGCGCGCCACGGGCGTGGCCTGGCTGCCCAGGTGCGCCAGCAGGCGCGAGGCAGCAGCTTCAGGCGTAATGCTGTGATCGTCCTGGCACTGCTGCAGCAGCTCAGCCACACCAGGACCAGCCGCATAGGGAGCAAACTGCGAACGGATGCTCTGGCGGCGGGCGTTGTCGGCCGCCAGGATAGCGGTCGCATCAGGTGCAGCAGGCGTTGCAGCCGCAGCCACGGGTGCAGCACCACCACCGCCATCACCGCCGGCGCCAGTCGCGCCGATGGCGTTTTGCAAGACGGCGCGTGCAAAGCGATTTTTCTTCATAGGATCCTCATCAGGAGCGGAAGGCGCGGCAGTTGCCGCAGAAATGCCCAACGACTGCTGCAGCGCAACAGGCAAAGAGCGGTAACGGGACAGGGGCAGGTCACGCATGCCGCTGGCAGACACAGGCAGCGCAGTGGTGACTTCATCAATGAACTTGGCAGCCAGCGCTTCGGCGGCCGTGTAAAAGTGGTCCTTGCCATCGGTCAGCAAGGCCAGGGCAGCGGCTTGGTCGCCGGTTTTGGCGGCATAGCTGGTGGCCATGGCTGCCGCCCAGGTGTCCAGCTGATCGGCCATGTCGCGCAACTCGACCGCATTGCCTGCGGCGTAGGTCCAGGGCGCGTGGATCATCAGCATGGCGTTTTCCGCCATACGCACGGTGTCGCCCCCCATGGCGATCAGGCTGGCAATCGAGAAGGCCATGCCATCGACTTCGGTGGTGATGGTGGCCTTGTGTCGCTTCATGGCGTTGTAGATGGCCAGGCCATCGGGCACGCTGCCGCCGATGGAGTTGATGCGCACCGTGATGGCTTCGACATCCAGGGCCTGCAGCTGTTCCACGAAGTCACGTGCGCTGACGGTTTCGTCCCACCAGCTTTCGCCGATGTCGCCGTAGATAAAGATTTCAGCGGCAGCCACAACACCCGCCACGGCAGCGGCCATGGGGGTTTTGTGACGGATGGCGAACCACTTTTGGGTAGTGCTCATGTGAAACTGCCTGCATTCGTTGATGTCGCGGGATGCGACGGAATGCAGGCAGTCTCTGTTTTTGGCAGTCCCATTTCATGGGAAGAAATGGGACTATTTGCAGGGCATCACACGGTCGTGTCCGTGGCCTCACTGCTGAGCTGGGCTGGGTCCACAGCCACCTTGCCCGAGGTGGCTGCATTGCTGGCAAAGACCAGCCCGTTGGCTGCGGCCTGCTCGCGCCACTGCTTGATTTGCGCCAGCAGCTCATCCGGGCTGCCGCCGCGGCGGCGGATGACTTCCACCTCGCTGGCAAAGCCGGCCTGCACCAGCTTCTCCCAGGCTGTCGCCTCCTTCAGCGGGTCAATCCATGGCATGGCCTGACCCACCACCAGGCAATCGGTCTCCGTGCCGGGCATCACATCGTCAGGGATGCGCAGCACACCGCTGAGGTGTGCCATGCTGACAAAACGCTCCCAGACCGGGATGCTGAACTGGCCCGCGAAGTCATCGGCCAGCACGGCGTAGTGCACCCACTGCTCCACCAGCTCTTGCCGCATGGCTGCATAGCTGCCGCCGTAATCCTTGCTGATGCTGCTGTAGCTGGCACCCACACCAGCGGCGTAGGCCTTGAGCTGACCCGCCCGCCACGCCACCAGGTTGGGATTGGGGCGCTTGGTGTCGATCATCCCAATCTCTTCGCCAACGGCCAGATCATCGAAGATCATGCCCGGCTGCATGCGCAGATTGCGGGGGATGGGCCGCCCCTTCGCATCCTTTTCACGCAAGTCAGAAGACGACTCGAACCCATCGACACCCGGGTTGCGCTTAACGTAGGCGGCCATGCTGGCGGCAATCTTGGCGGCAATGCGCTCGCTTTCTTCGTAGTCCTTCAGATCCTCGACCCGCGTCAGCACGCTGGCGAACTCGCTCACCCCACGGAGCTGGTGCAGCCGATCCAGGGTGGAGACGTGCAGCATGTTGGCTGCCGGGATGGACTTGAGATCGGACGGCGTGATCCACGCGCCAGCCTCGCGCGGGTCACGCCGGAACACGTGGTAGGCCACCGCCCGCCCCCAGTCATTCACCTGGATACCCTGGCGGATCTTGCGCGACAGGTCCGAGTACTCGAGCGGAACAAAGTCAGGCTCCAACATCTCCAGGCTCAAAGGCACAGACGATCCATGCACCAAGCCCGGGACATTGCCCATCACCATCTGCGCAAAAACCTCACCATCCCGCAGCCAGGTGTAGGCAGCCATGCGCTCAGTCTGGGCCCAGTGCATCTTGGCGGTAACCTCCGGCCGCTTGCACCACTGTCGGCGCAGCTGACGCAGCGCCTTGGCGTACTCCACGTGCAAGCTGCCATCACGGCGCAGGGGTTGCGGCTCAATGCCCAAGCCACCCGGCCCTACGACGTTGTTGACCAGGGTACGCAGCACGCCACGGGTAATGTCGTGGTTGCGCTCCAGAAAACGGGCGTGGTTGCGCAATGCCGAGGCACTGCGCTCCACCAGGCTGTTGGGGGCATGGTTGCGGTTGCGGTCTTTGCGCAACCGTGAAGGCTTGGCCGCCTCATAGTGGGCCAGCACCTGGCGGGCCTGTGCACGCCGCACGCCGGCCTCCGGATCAAACACCGCCAGCATGCGGTCAATGATGTTCATCATGAGACCTCACTCCCCATCGTTGAAGCTGGCCAGCCCATAGCCACGGCCGCCAAAGGTTGGGCCATGCGCCACGGTCGACTGAGCGCGCAGCACTCTGGCAACGTGGTCGCGCGCCTGCAGCAAGGACTGCGTGGTTTGGTAGGTGACGGTGCGCCCGGACATGGAAACAGTGAGCTCCCCACTGGCAATTGCCAGGTCCAGCGCATCCAGATCGGCTCGTGAGAGGGCCATGTGGTGCTCCGTGTGAATCAA